ATGTTGTGGATTTCGTTATGCATATACTTTGTGTGTTATTGTGTTGTTGAGGTGCTTGTTAGCACCTAGCGGCGAAAAAAAGGAGCAACCGCACCGCGCCGCTAGGTACTGACAAGCATTGAGAAGCTGGGTTGTTGTTGGTGTTTGTTGTTGCATATAACTTATTGTATTAGATTGTTTGTTATCTATTTGCATGATTGTTATAAGATTCACTACAACTTCTCTCTTGTTATTTATGATTAGCATATGCGGTGGGCGTTGTTTATGATGTTTTCTACGTCGTTGAAAGAGCTAGTGCATTCCCATAGCTCAGTATTGTGTTCCCAAGATAGCTCATTGTATCTTTCTTTTGCTTTTGTACGGCAGGTGAACTCTTCTTCTAATTCATTGTCGAGATCATCTGCGAGTTGTGTGACTACTAGGTATGTTTTGTTTTGCATAGTATATGTTGTAGTATAGCTTGTGTGGAGGATGTCTGTTGGTTTAACACCAGAAAGCAAGGGGACTTTTCAGTCCCCCTGCCGCTGAGGCTTAGCAAGTTACGATGAATGTGTCCTTCCAGCCGTTTGCCCAGATCACTTGGTCAATCGTGACTGACGTGCCACGTCTGAGTGATGCGTCGTGCCAGACCTTGTAATACTCGCCGTCTGAGCTACGAACTGTGATTGGGTACTCTTTGTCCGTGGATTGTGGACCGACTGCTACTACTACGCCTTCGCTATGGGTTACTGTTGTATCGGATACTTTTTTATCTTTTTTCATATGGTTTTATGTGTTCTAGAGCGACATTGCTCACCCAAAGAGTAATTGTTAATGGTCGGGGAAAATTTATGCCATCGCCACCGAACAAACTTGTTTGTCGGGGCGTATGAGCATGCTTAGGAGGAGGAACGACCCTAAGCACAAATTTCACAGCAAACCATTAACAATTACGTGTGAGCAATGTCGCTCTAGAACACATAAAACCATCTCATACGTAAAAAGTAACAAAGTCTCCGATACAACAGTAACGTGGATCCATAACGAAGGCGTCGTCGTCGCCGTCGGACCACAAGACACGGCAACAAAGAGCCCAATCACAGTTCGTGGCACAGACGGGGCAAGTGTTATTGGTCTGGCACGACGAGGAGCTCAGACGGCACGTCCGCCACGAGTGACCTATGAGCTGGAGCAAAGGGCTGGAAGGACACAGTCATCGATCACTTGGCAAGCCTCAGCAAGGGGGAAGACTGAAAAGTTCCCTTGCTGAATGGTGTGTTGGTGTTGTATGGTGGTTGTGGGGTGCAAGTGCTTGCAGAGCCGTGGGTTGCGGCTTGGAAGGTGCAAGATAGGGTGGCTGGAGAGCCGTGGTTGTTGGTGCGGGAGCCCGAAGCGGAGGCAAGGTCATGACGACCAACGACTTACCGCGTCACTGTTGGTTGCGCCAAAGGTCGTGGGGTCTGGAGGGTCATGGATAGTGGGTCAACGTTCCGTGGTCTTGGGCATGGATGAAGGTAACTTGACAAAGAATCCGTGGATCAAGGTAACTTTGGGCGAGGAATCTGGGGGTGGGGGTGCACTACGAACGGAAACGAGGTTCAAGCGACAGGGTCAAGGGTCCCCCCCACTGGGGGAAATCGAAACGGAACCGAACAAGGAGTCCCTACCTGCGAATCCAATTTTCAATTTTCAGGAATTTGGGTGATCTAGTGTACAGGTGTTCACGGGTATTGGCAATTATTGCTAAATCTGTCACACTTATCACACTTGTATCACACTTTTTGAGTACAAGTGTGACTTATTAAACAGTACCTTTACCAACGACTTACGTAATTCATCACACAAATCACACTTTTTCTGACCCCCTACTACTTACTTGCACTACCCCCCCTAATAAAGTGTGATTTGTGTGACAGATTCCCTAAGTCCTTATTACTCATATAATAAAGTTAGTCACACCCCCCCTAAAAAAGTGTGATGCAAGTGTGATAAGTGTGACAGACTTGACATTATGTTCACTATAGTTTTTACATACATAAGTGCCGACCAAGAAACCAGATGGACGAACCTATGCTGCAGGTAAGAAACCCAAGCAGGTAGTTAAACAACAAAATGCCAAAAGGACAAGGTGTCATCGTAAACGTATGAAAGCAGAAGAGGATATGAAGAAAGCCCAGAAGGAGTTGGTTAAGGTGGAGAAGGATCTCACCATCAAGCAACAGTTCCTAGAAATGATGAGCCAAGCACCAACCCCTGCCCAGCAGCGGAAGGCACTTCTTGCAATGTTTGCAGACAAAGGCATCAATCCGATCGAGGAGCTGATGAGCTACACAACTAATTCGGAAGTACCTCTCAAGGAGAAGATATCTATTTGGAAAGAACTTGCCAGTTATACACAGCCCAAGCTCAAGAGCGTGGATGTCCAGCAGAACATTACAGGCGAGATGAAGATAATGACTGTGGACTACAGTAAGGTGGCAAAAGCTGACCTAGCGACCGCAGTTGACGCGGAAGTGCTTGACAATGACGGTGGATATGGTGAGTTTCTAAGTGAGGAAGAAAAAAATGAGTCTTGAACCAATTGAGCAGGCGGTCGCCGTACTAGGGGAGCATTTCCGACACTATGTAGTCATAGCGTCTGACGATGAGTCTCCCTTAGCGTACGACGTACGTTTCAGCGATCCTTATGCTGCAGCTGGTCTACTAAATTCAGCAGTCAAATATCACGAGAACTTCATCAGTGATGGTGGGGCAATGGATGATGACTGGGAGTGGAGTGAACTAGACGAAGATGACCTCGACGATATAGATGAATATTAGTGTACCTGCACAGGGGTGGGAGCCGCGACCGTACCAGCTCCCCCTACTGAAATACATGTCTCAGAAGAAGCGTAGCCTACGAGCGGTAGTCGCTTGGCATCGCCGTGCAGGTAAGGATCTGACCTGCGTGAACATTGTTGCAATCAAGGCATTGCAGCGTGTTGGCACTTACTGGTATGTGTTGCCCTACGGCAATCAGGCACGCCGAATCGTATGGAACGGCATGACTGGCGAGGGCAAGAAGTTTATCGACTACTTCCCAAGGGAGCTAGTCGAGAAGAAAAGTGAGCAGGAGATGCGCATTCACCTGAAGAATGGCTCGATCATCCAGCTCATGGGCTCTGACGACCCCGATAAAATGGTGGGCGCGAACCCCATCGGCGTGGTGTTCTCTGAGTACAGTATCTCCGACCCGTCGGCGTGGCAGTTGATTAACCCCATCCTTGCAGAGAACGGCGGCTGGGCTTTGTTCAACGGAACACCCCGTGGTGAGAATCACTTCTACAAGATCCTGCTGAAAGGTAAAGCCGACAGCACATGGTACAGCAGTCACCTGTCGGTCAAGGACACGAAGGCGATTGCCCCTGACGAACTCCGCAAGGCGAGGAACGAGCTGAACAACGAAGCCCGATTCCAGTCGGAGTACATGTGTTCGTTCAAGACACCAGTCGAAGGGGCGTACTACGGAGCGCAGATCAACAAGGCGTACAGGGACAAGAGGATCATTGATACTATTGCGGTCGATCCCCTGCTTCCAGTACACACGGCGTGGGACTTGGGAATGGACGACGCAACAACCATTTGGTTTGTCCAGCTATATCGTAATGAGATACGTGTCGTAAACTACTACGAGAATAGCGGGGAAGGTCTGCCGCACTATGCACGTGAGTTGCACAAGTGGTCAGTCCAGAAAGATGTGACGTACGGAAAGCATTATGCCCCGCACGACATCAAGGTGCGTGAACTTGGAACAGGTAAGTCACGCCTAGAGACAGCCAGAGGACTTGGCTTAAAATTTACGACAGTCAAGAAGCTGTCGATCATTGACGGCATCGAAGCCGTCCGCAACATTCTGCCGAAGTGTTGGTTTTCAAAGACAGACTGCTACGCAGGTATCGAAGCTTTGAAGGGATACCACAAGGAGTTTGACAGCTCCCGTGGTGTATTTAGAAAAACGCCTGTCCATGATTCCAATTCTCACGGAGCAGACGCTTTCAGGACACTGGCGGTTGGGCTCAAGCAGCCGAAGCTAGACAAGAAGAAGACCAAGCATGAGTACCA